AATCACCATTACTTGTTTTTTTTAATTTATTTACTTCTTTGGTAAGTCTGTTTATCTCTTTTGTTGCTGATTTGGTGTCAGCCGTTATCTTTACTATCAGGTCTTTATCTGTCATTGGATAACCTTTCAGCTTCATTACTCATCTCAGATATAATCACACGAACAAAATCCATTCTATAGTGTTGTGCATTCATATGTCCTTTATTCATAAGCCATGCCACCAAACCTATTGCTGATGTGCTTTTGCTGCTTTTAGGGATTTTCTCTGTAGATGTAGAGAATTTAATAATATCATCACATATAATGTCAAGTTGGTCTTGAGGTATAAACTCTAACAACTCTTCCGGTATGTTGGTACATGATTTGATAATATCTAAATAAGTAACTTCAATATTCTCATCTTCCAATTTGCATTGTAGTTCTAATGTCACCATTTGGATTATGTAATTCTGATCATTTAGATTGATATTTTTTTGCGTGGAAGGGTACATTGTAATCCTTTATAGAACAGTCCAAAGACTGCTCTTAAAACTTTAACTAGCTGGCAATACAACTGAAGTTGCATACTCTGAACCAGAAACTTGTGAAGTATCTGCAATACAAGTACCGATCATTGCGATAGGGATATAATCATCACCTTTCATACCAATAGCACCATTGGCTGTTATTTTCATTTTATAGAATATAGTTTTGATCTTATCCCCGTCTGAAGGACAACCGATAACCATAACTTCAAAGTCTTTGGTTACATTATCCAAGTACTGAACAGTTGCACCATCATAAGCGTCTGCTGTTACTGTCAAATGGATATCGTCATCATCTGCAATACTACCACTTGAAATAATACCAAGCATACCGGTATCAGCATCAAAAGTATAATCTGTACCTTCAACATAAGTTGTTGTATCAGAGTCATCTTGAACCACGAGAGCTGTTGTAGCGTAATAACCGATAAAATTATATTTACCCTTCTGTACTGCTGAAATAGTTACTGCTGTTGCTGTTTCCGCTGTTTGTCCTAAGGTATCTTCAGTACCCAAGAAAGCCAATGCCATATTCTTTGGTGAGTACTCATAAGTTTCCCAATCCAGTGTTAGCTTTGATGATTTAGTTGATGAAGCACCTGTTGACTGAGTACAGCTTTCAGTGTTCATTATTTCTACTTGTTCACTCTCAACATTTTGGTTAATATTGTGAGATTCACCTAAATATGTCCACTCATCTGGTGTAGTACCGTTGGAATCATACTCTCTTCCGTACATTTTACCACCAGCTCTGAGAGCATAATCAAAGGTATCTCTGTTTCCTAATGCGTCTGCCATAATTACTCCTTATTTTCAGAAACTACTTTTTTAGGAGTAGTTCTTTTTTTGGCAGAGGGCTTATCTTTTAAATATCCTGCTGCCAACCATTCTTGAACATCAACTGGGTGAGGAACTTTATATCCCTTACCCTTAGAGTCATAAACTAGCATGGTTTACACCTTGCTGATAAATGCTGTATATGTCACTGCTGTTGCTGTTGTACCTACTTTGGTAGCAGTTACCTTAAAGAAGTCTGCACCCGTGATATAGGCTTCGATCTGCTCTGCTGTGAAACCAACTTCATACCTGGCTGCTCCTGCTGGGAGAGTAATAACATCGCCAATTTGTGTATATGTACCACCTGTTAGGTCTGATGTTAAAAAAGTAAGTGTGTAGTAGTTTGATCCGTCAACCGTACCAGTTGTTGCACTTACATCAAGTACCAAATGGTATGCTGCATCACCTACGTTAAGCCCTGTAATTTCTACAGGCGTACAAGTAGCAGTTGCTCCTACTACTTCACTCTCTGCGATTAATCCTAATGAGTCAAAAGTTTTATTAGACATCTATTTCTCCTTACGCTGTTGCCGCAGCATCTGTGATAAGTGAAAGTCTACAAGCTGATGCCGGTGCAAATACACCCATCCCGTTGTACCATTCTACTCTTGTTCTTAAACTTGGTTTAGTATCAAGTTCACCAATATCTCTTATATCCATACCGCCATTTTGTAGACCACTTACTGCACCATCACCAAATGAAACAATATAAACAGAGGCAGTTGAAGAAGCTTCTGTGTAACCTAAAATTTCTGTATTTGTGTTGTCTTTACCAACAATAATAATAGGGAGATCATTGTAGTAAGCTACTTGTCTACCAAATTCATCAATGTTATAAGTAATGTTTCCACCAACGGCTGATGTTCTAGCTGCAACTGTCATTCTACGTCTAACTGATTTACTCATAATAATATGAGTAGGATTGTCAACGGCATCAATCGCTTCATCAAGCTTAGCAAGTGAAAGACCGGCTGTACCATTAGAAACAACAGCATCACCGCTTAATCTTTTTTGTAATCCGTCAAACTCTCTTGGATCTGAAGCAGAATCACCTTTGATGAAACCTTTAGTCCATGCAAGAGAAAGAGCTTTAATTTTCATTCCTTCTTGAACTGTTCTTTGGTTTCCACCCATAGTATCAACTAGGAATTTATCTACATCAAGATCACCACCGGCAATTACCAATGATTCTGTTTGTGGGTTTAGAATACCTGTTGATTCCGTATAAGATTCATTGACCCCTCTAAACCCGATACCAGGTAAAGTCTCTTCAATATTATATTTAAGTGCATTACCTGAAATACTTTCAAATGGTAGTACTCTTAAAATTTCACTTGTCTCAGCAAATTTTGCCATAACACCTTGTTTATAAACGTCTCCTGTTTCCAGCTTTGAAGCCTCTAATAATGTTAATGCCATTATCTATCCTTATTTATTTTCTACCCTCTGACATCATTTGAGAGGGTGTCATTTCTTTGGTGTCTATTTTACCACCACCACCGTTACCACCTAAGTTTCCTGAGCCTTCACCATCACCTTTAGGGTTTAGCCTAGCTCCATTCGTTTCAAAGTAACTTGTAAATGCTGTAGAAAGGTCTGAAGATTCATCACCATCTACATATTTAATCCCATCATCTGTCATAGAAGCTTTTGAGCGTAAAAAGAAATGGATCATCTCTTTATCTTCTTTCTTCACGTCAAATTTATCTAATTCAGCTGATACTGCACTATCTACTCTTAGATTAGTGTTTGCTTTCTGCAAATTGTCTAAACTCTTCTGTAATTCACTCTTAGACGATCTCTCATCTTCAAGCTGTTTTACAATTTCATTTTTACCTTCTGCTTTAGCTTTTGTGATCTGCTCATCAAGACCCTTTAGCTGCTCATCTAGTCCATTTTTAGAAGCTAATACCTCATCATACGATTTAGATAATGTTTCCTTATCCTGTCTTAGTGTCTTATTTTCATCTCTCAATGCTGTTAATGCTGCACCTACTTCTGAATCTAAAGCCTCTGCCGCCTCTTTTGATATGGTATTACTCTCTAGTAATTCACTTATCTTTTTGAACATTTACATACTCCTTATGTTTTGTGCTTTATTTTTACATTTTAGAGGAAATAAATATAGTAGACTATTTAAGCAGTTGATTGATTAATTTTTAATCAGTCCATTGTATAAAAAAGCATATTAAATTGATTTAAAGCTATACAGCGAAACTATTGACATTTTTTTAACACTTGATATAATAAGAGCGTAGTCTTTAACTATTTGTCGATACTCCAATCCTGTATCCGTAAGGATGTTCTTTGTTAACTAAAAGAGGGTATAATAATTATCGAAGGTCATTTATCTTCTACCTCCAACCCAGATGAAAACTCTGGGGACTTCACCCACATCTTTTCGGAATTACCAAATTATCCTAAAGGGTTAAATATGAAAAAGCTTGTAAGTCCAGACATGGCAAATAAAATATTGGAAAATAATACCGTAAATAGAAAAGCCAAGCCAAGTATGGTTGCTTTTTTGGCAGAAGAGATGATTAGTCGTAGATTTGTTTACAATGGTGAAAGTATTATAATTTCAGAAACAAATAAATTACTAGATGGTCAACATAGACTTCTTGCTATTGTAGAAAGTGG